GCGTTCGTGCCGACGAAAGAGCCAGAAACCCCGCACCCCTACACAGTCCAATGCAAGTGCGGCTCGGTTTTCCGCACGTCCAAAAAGGGCTGTACGGAGTGCGCCGACTGCATAGAGGAGATATACGGAGAATGAACGTCTATATCGGAATAGTGATCGCCTGCCTGTGTGGTTGGTGTGTCCAGCAACTCGCGAGGGGATGGCGACCGTGAAGTACATCATCTCGGGGATCATCTACGGGCAGGGTGGCCCAGTCGCAGCGCACGAAGATCGGGCTGCACGGATGGCGGAACGGGAACTTGCGCGGATGGCGCGCGAAAAAGAAAAGGGCCAGTGCGCGAACACTGACCGGGAAACTGAACCAATGGAGATCATAGCATGACAAGTGATAATACGCAACCAGGTGTATCGATTGCCCGAATCGAGATCGAGAACGCCAAGCGCGTGAAGGCGTTCTATATGAGCCCCGCACGTTCTGGCCTGACGGTCATCGGGGGCAAGAACGGACAGGGCAAAACCTCGATCCTTGACTCGCTCGCGTGGGCCGTTGGTGGTGGTCGCAAGGCCCCGAGTAATCCACACCGCGATGGCTCGATGTCGCCACCGTCGATCAAGGTGGAGCTCTCGAACGGGCTGGTCGCGGAGCGCAAGGGGGCCAAGTCGGCGCTCACTGTAACGGACCCGACCGGCAAGCGGGGTGGACAGGCCCTCCTTGATGCCTTCGTCTCGGAGTTCGCCCTTGACCTGCCCAAGTTCCTCGATTCCAACGCGAAAGACAAGGCCAAGATCCTGCTCCAGATTCTGGGCATCGGCGACGAGTTGGGACGGCTGGAGCAGGAAGAAGCCCGCATCTACAACGAACGGCATGCCATCGGCCAGATCTACGACTCGAAGCGCAAACACGCGGACGAACTTCCCGAGTTCCCGGACGTGCCGAGCGAGCCGGTCAGCGTGTCGGATCTTATTCAGGCGCAACAGGAAATCCTTGCTCGCAACGGGGAGAACCAGCGGAAGCGTGAAAACCTCGCGTCTCTGGAGGGGAAACTGAAGGCGGCCACCGACAAGGTGCTCGCCCTCCAGGTTCAGCTTGATGAGGCTGTGGCCCACGAGGCGCTCTGTGCTGTCGATGTGGAAACCGCAAAGAAGTCGGCCGCGAACCTGCAAGACGAAAGCACGGCGGAACTCGAAGCGCAGATCGAAAACTTCGAATCCATGAACGCGCAGATCTCGGCCAACCTCCAGAAGCAGGCGGCCAAGGACGAAGCAGCGCAGTACGGGGCGCAGCGCGACGAGAAGGAACAGGCCATCGATGCGGTACGTCGGGAACGCTTGGCCCTGCTCGATTCGGCCCCACTGCCACTGCCTGGCTTGACGGTGGAAGACGCCGAACTCCGCTACAACGGGCAGGCATGGGACGGCATGAGCAGTTCGGAACAGCTCCGGGTTGCCGTGGCCATCGTTCGACAGCTCCAACCGAATTGCTCTTTCGTTCTGATGGACAAGCTCGAACAGATGGACTTGGACACGCTGACCGAGTTCGGTGCATGGCTCGAAGCGGAAGGGCTACAGGTTATCGCCACCCGGGTGAGCACGGGCGAGGAATGCACCATCGTAATTGAGGACGGATTACCGGCAGGCAAGACAATGATGGACGTGGTGTCTGTCGATGCGGCCCCGGTGGAAACTGAAACGGAAGAATGGTAGACATGGAAATTATCCGAGGAAAGCAACAGAAGCCCCTAAAAGCCGTCGTCTATGGCCCGGAGGGCGTGGGCAAATCGTCACTGGCGGCATCGTTCCCGGCCCCCCTGTTCGTGGACGTGGAAGGCGGCACGGCGCGTCTCGACGTGGCCCGAACCTCTCGCCCTGAATCGTGGGCCGAGTTCAAGCAGATTGTCTCTGCGCTGGCAAAGGAACCGCAGGGCTTCCAGACCCTTGTCATCGACACGGCGGACTGGCTCGAACGTCTGGCAATTCGTGAGGTCTGCGCGAAACACGGCGCCACGTCACTCGGGGGCAACTCCGATTACGGCAAGAGCTACAACGAGCTGGCAGAACTCTGGGGCAGCATCTTGACCCAACTGGAAGCCGACCTGATCGACACCGGGGAAATGCACGTGGTTTTTCTGGCCCACTCTGCAACAAAGAAATTCGAACTGCCCGAAGAGGAAGGCCAGTTCGACCGCTATCAGTTGAGCCTCGAAAAGAAGTCCTCTCCGATGCTCAAGGAGTGGTGCGACATGCTCCTGTTCTGCAACTACAAGACCATCGTCAATGTGGACGACAAGACCGGCAAGGCCAAGGGCACGGGCGGCACGCGGCGGGTGATGTATGCCGAGCGCACCGCAGCCTATGACGCCAAGAACCGCGACGGACTGCCCCGCGAAATGGATCTCGGCTTCGCTCCCCTGGCCCACTGCTTCTGTCCGATTGGCGCACCCGCTCCAGTGGTCGCCCCGGCTTCCGCCCCGACGCCACCGCAAACTGCTGCGCCGGTGGCCCCTGAGAATGCCCCGGGTGTTTCTCAGCAGCAACGAGCCCTCGCCAAGCTGATGACCGAATCGGGGGTCACGTGGGAGCAGTTGATCGCTGTCATTGCGGCCCGTGGGTACTTCCCGATTGACACCGAAATGACCGCGCTCCCTGACGACTTCATCGCGGGGAAACTGTTCCCGGCGTGGGGCAAGATCACCAACGCAATTGCAAAGAACGCAGCGGCTTAATCGCACTGCACAACCGAATCGAGGTAGAGACACATGAGCGACGAGACATACGGCTGGGATGATGAACGGATCGACAACCCCGACGAAAGCAGCTTCACGCTACTGCCGAAGGGTGACTATCCCTTCACGGTGACGAAGTTCGAGCGGGGGGAGTTCAACGGCTCGGACAACATGCCAGCGTGCAAGAAGGCCATTATCACTATCAAGATCGACGGCGGAGCACTCGGGGAGACCACGGCAAAGGAAAACCTGTTCCTGGTCAAAAAGCTGGAATGGAAGCTCTGCCAGTTCTTCACAGCTATCGGTCTCCGCAAGTCTGGCGATCCCCTCATTCTTGCGTGGAACCAGATCGTGGGGCGCGGTGGAACTCTGAAGCTGGGGCAAGAGACCTACAACGAAGTGACGCGCAATCGTGTGACTGCGTTCCTTGAGCCCTCCCCTGGGGCCGTGACTGCACCTGCACCCACGCCTACCCCTGCCCCCGCACCGCCCGTTCAGCAGCAAATGGCGGCGGCAGTGGCGGCACCCGGTACCAGCCAATACGATGACGGTATTCCGTTCTAACCGTGTCGGTGCCTATCGCGAAATGGGTGCAAACGCTCTCCCCGGATGACTTGCCCCCAGCGCCGTTTCGGCTCAACCACTACACCACCGTGGTGGACGTACCGAAGTGGCTGGGCAAGCTCCAGGAGGATGTGAATATCGAGACGGGGCGACCACGAAACCACAAAGGCGCGCTACGTCGGGACCTACTGAGCCTAAAGCAGATAATCGAGGAACTGAATCAATGGTAAATTTTAACTTGAGACCCTACCAGCAGGAGGCCGTTGCGGCGATCTTCCGTGAGTGGGAAGAGGGGCGGCGTAAAACGCTTCTATCGCTCCCTACGGGATGCGGAAAGACGGTCGTGTTCTGTGACGTGATTCGTCAACTGGTGAAGCAGGGCAAGCGCGTGCTTGTCTTGGCCCATCGCGGCGAATTGCTGGATCAGGCAGCGGATAAGCTCTCGAAAAGCACGGGCCTTGGCTGCGCGGTCGAGAAGGCCGAGCACACGTGTCACGGGGAATGGTTCCGGGTCGTGGTCGGCTCCGTGCAAACCTTGATGCGGCAAAAGCGGCTGAACACCTTCGAGCCTGACTACTTCGACGCCATCATCATCGACGAAGCGCACCACATTCTATCCGACAGCTACCAGCGCGTTTTGGCTCACTTCGCAGAGGCCGACATCCTCGGGGTCACGGCCACATCGGACCGGGGCGACAAGCGCGACCTTGGGGAGTACTTCGATTCACTGGCCTACGAATACAGTCTCGTTCGCGCTATCAAGGATGGCTACTTGTCGCCTATCAAGGCCATGACCATCCCCTTGAGCATCGACATCAAGGACGTGGCGCAACAGTCGGGCGATTTCCAAGCGGCGGCCCTGGGTAGTGCTCTGGATCCATATCTGGAGCGAATCGCTGACGAGATGGCCCAGCACTGCAAGGACCGCAAGACGGTGGCATTCCTTCCCCTGATCGCGACGTCACAACGATTCTGTGAAGTGCTCAATGCTCGGGGATTCCGGGCGGCGGAAGTCAACGGCCAGAGCGAAGACCGCGCCGAAGTACTGGCCGATTTCGAAGCCGGGAAGTACAACGTGCTTTGCAATTCAATGCTCTTGACGGAGGGCTGGGACTGTCCCCCGGTAGACTGTATCGTTCCGCTTCGCCCCACCAAGATCAGGAGCCTGTTCGTTCAGATGGTCGGTCGTGGCACCCGGCTATGCCCAGGCAAAGAAAACCTCCTTGTGCTCGATTTCCTTTGGGCCACGGGGCGCATGGACCTTTGCCGGCCAGCCTGCATCGTGGCAGACACCCCGGAAGTCGCGGCCAAGATGACTGAGGCCATAAACGACGAACCCTGTGCCGTGGACCTGCTCGAAGCGGAAGTGCAAGCCGAGAGTGATTGCATCGCTGATCGCGAAGAGGCCCTCGCCAAGAAACTGGCCGAGCAGAGAAACAAGAAACGCAAGCTCGTGGACCCGCTCCAGTTCGAGATATCTATCGCGGCGGAGGATCTCGTGAACTACGTCCCGGCGTTCGGATATGAGATGGAACCCGTCTCGGACAAGCAAAAAGCGGCCCTCGAAAAGGCTGGCATATTCCCCGATGAAATCCAGAGTGCAGGCGAGGCGTCACTGATTTTGGACCGCATACAGCGCAGGTACGCAGAGGGCCTAACCACGGCCCGTCAGATTCGGCAGCTCGAAGGCCGAGGCTTCCAACACGTGGGCCAGTGGGATTTCGAGTCGGCACGCAAGCTGATCGCGCGAATCGCGGCGAGTGGCTGGCGCACACCGGCGGGGATTGACCCTGCGACGTACAAGCCCGTAACGAAGCAGGGAGAAGTGGCATGACTGACGTGTTGAGAGATCTGGTCCCGTGGGTTGTTGTGGCTTCTGTTCTGGGTGCCATCTATCTGGCTGGCTACGGGATGGCCCAGCGAATCTATCAGCGCGAGGCCATTGAGCACGGTGCAGCGCACTATCACCCCGAAACGGCGGAATTCACATGGGGAGGTGTTGGCCAATGACTGAGATCCTCGAAGGGCTAATCGTTGGCGGTGGCTTCTTCCTGACCGGGGTGGCTACGACGCTGGGAGTGCTGTTCTTTGTCGCGCTCGAATGGAGCCTCTGGAGCAAGAAGAAGCCGCGCGGCCTAAAGTGCATGAACTGCGACCACGTGTACGGGGTGGGAGAGGACGACTGGTACGCGATGTTCCACAGGTGCCCGAGTTGTTTCCATCTCTATGGCCCCAGGCGCGCATCCCATCAGGTATTCATCGACCGGCGCAACGAGTGGAAAGAACAGAGAGAGGATCGGGCCAATGACTGAACTGAAAACCCACACAGCAGCATTCTCCGGCAATAACGAATGGTACACACCCTCGAAATACATCGAGCATGCCCGGCATGTCATGGGGAGCATCGATGTCGATCCCGCGTCCTGCGCAGAGGCAAACGAAACCGTGAAGGCAGGACGCTACTACGACATCGAGTCGGACGGACTGGCACAGAAATGGAGCGGCAATGTCTGGATGAACCCACCGTACGCGCGAGGGGTTATGGAGCAGTTCATTGACGCACTGATCTCGAAATTCGAGGAAGGCGAAGTCTCACAAGCCGTCGTTCTGGTCAACAACTGCACCGAGACCCAATGGTTCCAGCGCTTGTGCCGCCGCTCCCAGGGTATGTGCTTCGTTGAACGGCGGATCCAGTTCAATGCCCCGAAAGGTGAATTTAGGAAGTCCCCAATCAGAGGCCAGATATTCTTCTACTTCGGGCCACTGACTGGGGCGATTCGATTTCATGAGACGTTCGTTCGGGTTGGTGATGTGTGGAGTCGGGGGATTGCCAAATGACGGAATTCCCCTACACTGTGCATCAATATGACCATGACGGGGCGTGGTGTGAGCAGTCCAAGTTTCGCACGCGCCGGGAGGCATTGACGGAATACAAGCGCATCGTGGAGACCCCTCCCGATGGAACAGGACGCGTCGCCTTGGTATGGATGGTGTCAGCGTGGTTGCTCTGCGCTGAACACGTAGCAGGGGCCAACGTATGACCGAAACAACCGGCTGGACCCGCTGCCAATACGGCCAATACGTCAAAGAGATCAACGGCTACTATTTCCGCCTCTGGCGCGGTTCAACGCCTGGAACGTGGGAAGTCACTATGGAAAACGTAATCAGGCCAACGGCGCACGGGCTAAGCGATGCAAAGCGGCTCGCGCATGACGTGGCCGAGCGAGTGGGAGTGATGAAATGAGCGAGCCCCCCCAATGGGAGCAACATGTAGAGCGTGAGATAACGCAATTTATAGCCCAGAGCAACACCTACACATTCAACGTCTGGGGTTGTGGCGAGTGGTGGCGGGTCAAGGTAGCGACGCACACCGATTCAGAGGCAGACTCAACCATCGTGCTTGATGTCGCAACCTTCATTACGAGCGATGCAGCAAAGGCTATTTGCCCTGACTTGCTCACAGTACTGCAAAAGCATACAGGAGATAGGGCATGAGCGAAGCAGAACAACTACGCGCCAATCTGGACAAAATCAGAAGGCTATTGATGACCCCGAGTGCCGACCAAGCTACTAGCAATTGTAGTTATTGCCCCGAAGTGCTCCGCATCATCGACGGCAACAGTCCGGAAACCCCGGACGGTTCGCCCCGAATCCTACTGGAGGCCGTGCCAGACGGGGAGCCGTGCGCGCCGTTCAGTTGTGAATACTTCATGCTGGGGGGATGGCTTTATCAGTGGCGTGAAAACCAATATTCGGATGATATTTGCTGGGGCATCGGTCATGACGGTCGCCTCAATAGCCCCCCTCTACATGTCCAGCCCGTGCGCCTCGTGCAGGTGGAGGGCCAGCAGTGACCGACATCCATACACTATTGGCGCACATCGACCCGGCCCGACTTGATTACACCGAGTGGGCCAACGTCGGAATGGCGCTCAAGCATGAAGGGGCCACTGCCGAGGATTTCGACGCGTGGTCTCAGCGGGACGGCGCCCGATACAAGCAAGGCGAGCCACATCGAAAGTGGGAATCCTTCC